TCAGAGATACTTGTACCAGAAGTTGTACCAGTAGAGGAAGTAACAGAAGAAGCTGAAGATGATTTGCCAGAATTGTCTTAAAGGCGGAGAAGAAAACACACTTGCTCACTACAAGCGTGCAACTAATTGGCACGACAAGTGCGACTTTAAGGGGTGTGTATGCCAGCACAAGACTGGTCCAGGGTACGTAAAGCGGGAAAATACAAAGGTCCCATTGATGCAAACTCAATCCCCATAGGAGCAATTGTTTCCCACTATGGAGGTGAGGTTCGTGAAGGCAAGAGTGCTTCGGTTCGTTGCTGTTTACATAGTGACAGTAGACGCTCAGCAGTTATCAATACTTATGACAATTTATATTTCTGCCATACCTGCGGTAAGGGTGGCAATGCAGCTAACCTAGTGTGCATACTAGAGAACTTGGAGTTTAACGATGGCCTTAAACGTGCAGTCGAAATTGCTGCTGGAAGCGGCGCAACACTACGCACAGTCAATAAGTCCAGAGGCTCTAGCCGTACTAGAAGGACGTGGGATCTCTGAAGAGACAGCGGGACTGTTTCAGTTAGGGACTATTACCAACCCAATCAATGGTCACGAGATGTATGAAGGGTGGCTATCCATCCCATACATCACCGCATCTGGTGGTTGTGTTGGCTTTAAGTTTCGCAGATTAGATGATGCCAAGCCTAAGTATGGTTCACCTACTGGGCAGAAGGCACACCTGTTTAATGTATGTGACATCACTGTTGACTCACCACACATAGTTATATGTGAAGGTGAACTAGATGCGATAGTTACTAGCGGTGAACTTGGTATCCCTGCCGTGGGTGTACCTGGTGTTGCTGCGTGGAAGTCACACTTTCCAAAACTATTTGCAGGCTACGAAACTATCTTTGTTGTTGGAGACAATGACATCAAAGAGGATGGGTCTAACCCAGGTGCTGAGTTTGCCAAGCGTGTGGCTAACGAGGTAATGAACTCACAAATTGTTACACTACCGCCAGGTATGGACATCAATGATTACTACTTGGCTAATGGAATTGATGCTACGAGAAAGTTACTGATAGGGGAGTCGAATGTATGACGATGACAAGAAGCGAGTGGGACACGATGCTACAGACTTTGCAGCATTTGGGCTTCCAGATCCTTTCCGTGGATACGCAAAGCGAAACGATAACAATAAGACCGATACCGACTCGATAGACTTTGACCACGTGAAGTTTGTTACTGATGTTTGGGAAGTCTTAGATGGTGCGGGCAACCTGCTCATCAAGAAGCACAAGGACTACGGCCCAACTAACATTAGTCTATCTCCAGGTGGACCGCTCAATGGATTGCGTGTGCGTATGCACGATAAGACTGCACGCATCAATCACTTGATTGATAGTGGTGCAACACCAGAGAATGAGTCATTGCGAGATAGCTTCATTGACTTGCTAAACTATAGTGCTATTGCACTGATGGTACTAGATGGTAAGTGGCCACGTGACTGAACTTCACCCAGTAATCTATGACCTAGTGCCTAGTGTTGCTAACACTATCCACCGTAGGTATAAAGCCTACGTAGAAAAGGATGATGTTAAGCAAGAGTTAATGGCTTGGGCTATGACTAGGGCAGAAGATCACATAGTTGATTTAATGGAACCTCACGAAGATAGGCGCAAGCATAACGAACAACGCATTGCCTGGCAGATGAGACGTGTAGCAGAACGCTATGCTCGCAAAGAGAAGGCTGCTAAGTCTGGCTATCAAACTAATGATGAAGCCTACTATGAGTCAGCTACGCTTGGTCAGTTGCTACCCTTTGTTATTGCATCAGTCATAGATGGCACAGTATTAGAGCAGGCGCAAGAGATGATTAGAGATGGGCAACCTAAAGGTTCATCATCTCCAGCAGAAGGTGGCAACCTACTTGCTAACCTTATAGACATCAAGAATGGTTTTCTTAAACTAGACCAAGAGGATCAGGCTATCTTGCGTATGCGCCATCACGAGTCCTTCACCCTGCAACAGATAGCGCAGGTACTAGAGTGTGCTATCTCTACCGCAGATCGCAGGTGTGCTCAGTCATTGCGTAGATTGCAGGATAACTTGGGCGGGATTAGTCCCTGGCAATGAACGAAGATTTATTATTTACCTTCTTGCGTGAGAGTTTGTATCCAGATTTAGTAAAGTCTGAGGGCATCTATGATGCCTATGACTGCATCTCTAAGCAAGCAGGTCACTACATAGAGTTAAAGTGCAGGGCGGTACACTACAACACCTTGCTGATTGAGGAGATGAAATATCGCAAGCTCATCACACAAGCAGCAGAGCGTGATCTTGTTCCCTTCTACATCAACTCTACACCCAAAGGTATCTTCTCCTTTGACCTATTAGATTTACCAGAGCCGGTATGGTTTAATCACCAGATGCCAGCAACAACTGAGTTTGACAGGGTTGAGAAGGTTGAGAAATTAGTAGGTTATCTACCCATAGAGGAAGGGGTGCAACTCTGATGCAGTATGACTATCGTTGCCCTGATTGCAACAGTGAATTAACTATTGAACGTAGTATCCACGAGGAACCACGTGAGCCGTCCTGCTTTGACTGTCATATACCTATGATACGTAAGTGGGACTCACCTGGTATCACCTTCAAGGGTAAAGGGTTTTACTCTACTGGTGGATAGTGTATGCTTTAGCTCTCGGCAAGCAACCGCTTGTAGAGTGCTAGCAAGAAGCCCCCGCCAGTTACGGCGAGGGCTTTTTGTTTGCTAGCGGAAAGGGTTAGAAACGCTAACAAAAATTACTGTAACACAGAGATAGCTACGTGGCAAGGATCTCCACCTGCATCCCACTCCTCTTTTTCTTCCTCTGTCATCCAGTCATAGTTTCCATCGTGGGTTATACAGTATGGGGTGCTTATCCATCCGGCTTTCACTCCTACCCGTAACCATAATCTATACATCAGTACCAGCCGACTCTATCTGAGTGCCGGAGAGCACCGCAGAAACTTCCTCGATAACGGTGTTCAACGTATCGTACAGCGTGAAGGATCTGTAGTTCAGGTTCTCCACTACGTTCTCTAAGGAGCTGAGCAATTCCGAAAGCTGAGCTTCTTGGTTTGCCCGAAGCGTCTCTTGGGCGAGCAAGGTGGTCGAACCTGGACTCACGGGTCCAAAGTGTGACCGCACACTCTCTCTGTTGTGCGTTGTATCCGAGTGCTCTGAGGAAACTAACTGCAAGTGCCTTGTTCTCACGCTTTTCCTCCATTGTTGCCTTCGTCCTCTCCCGCATTTGCGGGATCTCCAACGGCAGGTGTGTTGTTCGCTCTGGTATGAACACCCACAGTAAGCCTACTATCAGGGTTAATAATCCAAGTCTTGCCCTCTTGCTCATCAAAACTCCTTTGTTCATCAAGCAACTGCTTGTATGTCTCTGGGTATAGGTGCGCTAGGCGCACGAGTGCCTTGTCTCTTGCCCTTCTGTAATTGCGGTAGTGGATAGATTGTTTCCCGCTTACCTGTCTACTCTCCATTGATCTTGTCCTCCCACACTATAAGCACATAGACTACCATCATTACCGCAGCTATCCCTAACCAGTAGCTCATCTACCTATCTCCCTTGCTCGCTGAATAATCTCGGTTATGTCTATCGTCTGCCCAACTAAGTGAGCGTCCTCCTCATCACTATCCCACGCACTCACCAACAGGCGAGCATTATCGGGTGCAAGAGTTAGCCATTGCATAGCGTGTTCAGCACTAGCCCCGCCCCACTCAGCTCTCCCGCTCTCGTCCACTACCTCATACAAGAGGATCAGCTCAGACTTCTTTGGGTGTATGGTATAGATGTTGCTATCTCCCATAAACTTAGTTCCATTATCTAGTATGCGTAGCACTCTGTCATCACTCACTCTCGTCCCCTTTCATTGAGCACGATTGACATTGCTGATACTCCCACTCTTGGCTGAAAGTATCCTTCTGTTGCTTACAGGTTATGCACTTACTCATTGATCCTCCTCCTCGAACCCAAATAACTGAGTCAGGGCTGAGTTAGCCCTGCGTAGGTTAGCGATAGCTCTTGCTATCTCCTCCTGCTGGAGATCTATCTCGGCTTGATTAAGGCATAGGTCTACCTTAGCCTCTAAGTATTCTCTATTCATTGCTCGCCCTCCCTAGTTGATAAGCTCTTTCACAAGTGTTACATAGATTATGTTCATTTAATTCGCTGGCTTCATAAGCGCAATTAACGCATACTGGGTCAATCATCACTCTCTCCCTCTGTTACTACTATCCATTTACTCATTGCTATCCCCCTCTAGGTGGCAAGGACAAGAGCAAGCGTAGGTATCTTGCACACTATCCTCACATAATTGGTGTCTATCTTGTACGCAAGAGCTATTCATTACTCTCTCCCTTGTTGTTGTCTACTTTGTGTATTAAATCTATGACATAGTTGCGGGTAGCAACATCACCCTCTTTGTCTAAGATACTTTGATACTCCTCTAGTGCAAAGATAATCGTTCCGTATTCTTTGTCTGTCAGTTTCATTTACCCTCTCCCTCTAACTCAACGTGGATACACTCAGATAAATAGCTACGTCTAGCTATCCAATCAATAAACTCATCTATTGCATACTCTTTCGGATCATCTATCTCTGCTCCCATTTCACGAGCTTGATCTATGTCTATTGTTAATTTAAGTGTTGCTATTGCTTTCATTTACTCTCTCCCTCTTTCGGCAGTACTCTACCCTGCCATTGTGTTTCGATTATCTTAATTACGTCCTCGCCGGTGGATAGCTTCTCCCAATCCCACTCTCTCGGATCTCCGTCATAAGTCTCTATCTCTAGTGTTACTAAGTACCGGTCTTTCATTACGCTATCTCCCTGTCTCTCTCAACTCTACAAAATAAGCATAGGTCTAGCATTTTGGCATTAAATCTTACGTTGCCCCATTGATCTTTCCAATAGGTAATCTTGTCGCCATACTCTCTGTCGTTATAGCAATCATCATTTAGGCACATCTTGTTATCTTTCATACCGCTACCTCCTTCTCACTAGGGATAGACGGACAGTATTCCCACATACCGCTGGCGTTATCTAGCGTGTAATCTAGTGAGCGTTGTCCGTTATCGAATAGATCCGCCCACTCTGGCATTTCTATCCACTCTCCCTGTTCATTGTAGAACCGCACCTCATACCCCGAATACTGGTCGTATTGTAGCTCTACATCATAGGTCTTTCCCTCGTGCTCTATCTTTAGGGTCTTGTGAAAGCCGGTGATCTCTTGCTCTACGCATTGTACTTTCATTTACTTTTCCTCTCCCTCTTTAAGTATCCACCGGAGGGCATTTACCCACCCGTTCCGAACGTCCCACGCTTCCTCGTCCTCTCCAATTTCTTGCATTTCGAGAACGACTTTCTCAATCTCTAGCTCAATTTCCTCTTTAGTTTTCATTTACTTACCCTCTCTCTCGTGTGTGCAACAGGTATCGCAATTACCGCAATCCCCGCACCGGTTATCACGGCTTGATAGATCATAAGAGCTAGCGCACTTATCGCACTCTCCCTCTTTCCCGTCCCTATACTTAACGATAGTATTAAGCGTGGTATGGATAGGGCAAGAGCAGCTCTCGCCCCCCATAGCCTCATCAAACTCTAAGTGAGAATAGTTATCCTCATAGATCTCATTGATTAGATCATTGATTGTGTCCATTACGCCACCTCCTTAGCCTTTTTACACCCGTTACACACTATGCCTACACCAATCTTAATTGTGTAACTAGGTAACCTCTTACCATTGCTTAGTGTTATGTATAGTGCCTCATTACTATTACACTCCATACATACCGGCTTGCTTTTCTTAGTCATTACTTACCCTCTCCCGCTAGTGCGATCTTAAATAGTGCCTTAGCTTGCTTTAGTGTGTAGCCAAAGTAAGTCTGGGTGAATAAATACTCTCCCCCGCCCTCGCCTACTATCTCGCTAATTACATACGCGCCACTATGGCGCACTCTCTCTACTGTCATAGCTCTACCCCTTATTCTCTATCTATCCCGCTAACCATTAGTAGGATACTACCTTACTCTACCGCATAAGGGTAGAATAAGATAGTACCGCACTAACTAATCTTTATAGCGCATAGGCATAAGTAAAGCTCTCCAATTTATCGTGTCACTAGTGATCCGCACCCGCATAGGCTTACCCTCGCCCGTAAAGTAAACCTTAATACCCGCGCCCTTACCCGCAATTTTGGCGTAGTCTGCCATAAAAGCGGGGTTAAACGCCATACCCTCTACCGCGCTAGGCTCTCCCTCACTCTTAGCGAATAGATCCGCCGTAGGTGGGAAAGTACCGCCCAATAGTGTCACGCTTAGGCTATCGCCTAGTGAGCTAACTGTAAGGCTATCGCCTAAGCGGGTAACGCTTACTAGGTTAGACTTATGAGCCTTAGCTAAGGCGATTACGCGCTTTACATCGTCTAAGGATACTAACGCCTTATCTAAGCTACCATCTAGCACTCTCGCGTTGCCCTCAATTAAGCGGTATCGATCAGTAGCGCGAGCGATAAGTAGCCCGCCCCCGCCCTCTACCTCTACCGCGTTAAGTGTAGGGAGAGACTTATCGCGCCCCGCGTGAGAGCTAACGCCCTCTAATAGCTCTAGCAATAGATCGCCCGCTAGCTCTAAATAGTTAAGGCTCTCGCCCTCTTTCACTGTCTCGCTCTTATTCTCTTGCATAGTATCCATTAGTTAGCCCCCTCACACTCTAGGCATACGCCCTCACGCTCTACGATTACGCCCTCAACCTCTAAAGTATCGGCGCAAGGTAGGCAAAACTCTCTTTCATTACTATCTACTTTTAACATAGCTAACCCTTACTCTTAGTAATTCCCCGCTAGGTACGGGCTAACGCCCTCTCCCGCCTAAGCTAGAGAGAGCGCTAGTCACTCACCTAGTGAACTCTTTACCTAAGCACTCTACTAGTGTGCCGATACAATAGCCCGTCCCCGTCCACCATAGACGCGAACTGATCCATACGATAGCGTAGAGGATAGCGAGAGATAAGGGCGCATAGATAAGCACGATACGCCCGCGCTTAGTTAGTCTCATTAGTCTGCCCCTCTTTCCCCCGTAGGGTTAGAGCTTGACCAAGATACTGTCTCAACATCATCTAACGCCCTCACTCTTTTAATTCTTAGGGGAATACTCTCATTAGCGCGGTAAGTAGCTAATTGAGCATTAGCCTCTTTTAGTGTCTGCTCTGTCGTGAGTAGATCCCACCCGTAGCCGTAATTGCCCTGTATCTCGTACTCATAGCCTGTCATTAGATCACCTCTCTCATTCTTTCCATTAGATCAGAGTTACCGATCACGCGGGTAAAGCTCTTATTCTGTCTGTTGAGCTGCTTAAACTGTCTTTCATAAGTGCGAAAGTCTGCAACGCTCTTAATCTCTATGCCTAGCTCATTGATAAAGTCATCTAGTGAGTCATAGCTACTAATAGAGTCCGAGACAAGGCACTCAATAACATCAACGGCACGCGGTTCGCGTGCATTACCTAAGCCTTGGTAATACCATAGGCTCATTGATCGCCCTTGATAGCGAACGCGAACGCGAAAGTGTCGCTTATCGTGCGCCCAATCGGGTGCGCTATCGTTCCAATCTTCACGAATTGATGCGGTTATTCCCGCGCCATTGATTAAGCCTTGTAGTGTAGTAGTTCCCTCAATAAGTATCATTTATTTAATCATCTCTTTTAGTAGTGCCTTATAGCTGCGGGCGTTCTCCCCGCGGTAAGTGTTAGCATTAGCTAGAAAATAAAGAATTACACTCTTAGCGGTATCGGCGTAATAGTTATCCTCTACGCTGCGGATCTCTTTCATTGCATTAAGGTAATCAACTGCATAAGGGCTAACATTAGCCCAATCTTTAGCTATCGCGTGAGCGATCTCGCTAACCGATACTCTTTCATTAAGTGTCTTAGTCATTGATCTATCTCCTTGTGAGCTTGTTAGGTAAGTGATGCTCACGGGATAAAAGTACCGCACTCTGCCCCATAGTGCAACATCATCACCGCATTACTTTTAGGGCGTGTCGCAGCTCTTAACAAGGTAGACATTTAGCGCGGTTATGTCTAGGGGTTAGAGCTTTACAAGGTCTCCGGATCACCGGCGGATAGCTGCAAGGGTAGAGGGTAAGAGCTGCGGTATCGGGTGAGAGCTGCGCCGGTTAGTAGCTGCAAGGGTGACCGGTTAGTGAATTGGGCAAGGCTTAAGGGTGAGAGTGTGCCGGAAGCAGAGGCAGCCCCTGTCTTTTCTATGAAAAGTTATCCACAGGTTTATCCACAGCCAGGGCAGGGGGTGTGGATAACCGCAGACCGGCAGGAACGGACACCCCCCGTTGCTAAATCCACCGACTACCTTACCTGTACTCCCCAACAAAAAATATTTGCTAAAGTGAAAGCTGCGATCTGGCCTCTGACCTGCGGTTTTATATACTGTGATGTACTTCACATTGTAAAAACGAGAAATGCGTTAAATTTCCTGCCTTATATATAGTAAGGGGCTTTAATAGGAAAGACCCTGAGCAGTCAGCGGTTGGCCTCTTACGAGGCCCCTAGGCCGAGTACTGACTTACCCCTCAGTTCGCTGTAGCTCCTTCGGGCGTTAAGCCCGACCTGCCCAGTACTTTTAGTGGGGATAGCTCTATCTACTGGTAGATGAAACCTTCCTCGCCTAGTATAAAAACGAACCGATTCCGGCCCGTCCCCAATAAATTTTAGGAGATCACGTGGCTGACAATAGTGCCGACATCGCCAAGAGAATTATCCTTGGCTGTGTAGCAGAGGGTATGACCATCGAGCAGGCTTGTGCCTCGGCTGGTAAATCTATTAAGACCTACGAGTACTACCGACGTACCGATAAGATCTTTACAGACAAGATTGACCGAACACGCCTTGGGCTAAAGGACAAGCAGTTTGCAAACGGTGATGTTCACGACCTAACCTTTGCCGAGTTCCGCGAGAAGTTCCTACACTCTAAGACCTTCCCACACCAGCAAAACCTGGTAGATATGATTGAAGGTAGAGAGCCTGGTTGGCTACACCCTTCTATGAAGTATGAGCCAGGGCTTGCATCTAATAGAATTCTTTTGAACATCCCGCCCAACCACGCCAAGTCCATTACGATTACCGTGGACTATGTAACCTGGCAGGTAGTACGTAACCCCAACTTTAGAGTTTTGATTGTTTCACAAACCCAGCAGTTAGCTGCCGACTTTCTCTACGCCATCAAGCAACGCCTGACTCATCCTATGTATGAAGACCTCCAGAGCGCTTATGCTGCTGGCGTAGGGTTTAACTCTAAGTCAGCCTCTTGGCAGGCAACCCGTGTTACCTTCGGTTCTGAACTGCGTGAGTCTAGTGAAAAAGATCCAAACATCGAGGCCATTGGTATCGGTGGTCAAATCTACGGTAAGCGTGCAGATATGATTATCGTAGATGACGCTGTTACCTTAAAGAACGCTAACGAGTTTGAAAAGCAGATCCGCTGGTTAACCCAGGACGTACGCTCTCGTTTGAACCCTACCGGTAAACTTGTAGTTATTGGAACTCGCGTTGCAGCGATGGACCTATACCGCGAGCTACGTAACGAAGACCGCTACCCAGGTGGACTGGTCCCGTGGAAGTACTTGGCTATGCCAGCGCTATTAAAGACAGATGAGAACCCTGATAACTGGGAGACTCTCTGGCCAGCTTCCGACGCACCATTTGATGGACAAGTAGAATCTGATAAGAACGAAGACGGCCTCTATCCTAGATGGAATGGTCGCAACCTTTACAATGAACGCCAAGCAATGGATGCTTCAACTTGGGCTTTGGTCTACCAACAACAAGATATCTCAGATGATGCCATCTTTGATCCGGTATGTGTGCGAGGTTCTATAGATGGTATGCGTAAAGCAGGTCGCTTGGTTCCTGGTAACCCAGGCCATCCACGCGATGTTAATGGCTTTTCTTTTATTTGTGGTCTTGATCCCGCTATGGTTGGTGATACAGCCGTCGTTTGTTACGCTGTTGATAGGGCTACACATAAACGCTATATCGTTGATGCTATTAAAATTACTAGGCCAACGCCTGCTGCAATACGCCAGTTAATCTTTGACTGGACTTCCCTGTATCAGCCCAGTGAGTGGATAGTAGAAAAAAATGCTTTTCAATCATTCCTTACGCAAGATGAGGGCATCCGCCAAAACCTTGCCTCACGGGGTGTGTTACTGCGAGAACACCATACTGGAACCAATAAATGGGACTCCGGTTTCGGTGTTGCTTCTATGTCCACCTTGTTCGGAACGAAACAACACGATGGAAAACACCACCGCGACAACCTTATTCACTTACCTAGTGACCAAACTGAAAACGTCAAGGCTCTTATCGAGCAATTGATTACGTGGTCACCTACTACTAAAGGCAAAACCGATATGGTAATGGCCTTGTGGTTCTGTGAGATCCGCGCACGCGAGATGCTCAACCAAGGATTACATAAGACCCACCATATGAAAAATCCATTCCTGTCTCGTCAAGAGATAGGCAAACGAACAGTTATCAACATAGATGAACTGCTCGCAGAAAAAGACCGTACGTTCATCTAAGGAGATAAAATGCCAGGAGCTAAGAAGCCAACACCAAAGGCAACGCCAAAAGCAACATCTAAGCCTAAGCCTAAGACTACAAAGAAGCCAGAGAAGATGACTCCTCAAGATGCAGCAATGAAGAAAATTCTTGAAGGAAAATACGGCAAGATCTACGGATAAGGAAAACAATTGTTATCAGTCAAAGAAGTTGACGCTAAGCTAGCACGCTTACGTACTCGCTCATCAGCGCGAGATCAACGTATGCGTGATGTGCTCTCGGTGCGTCAGGGAGATATCTCCAAGGTATACCCTGCAATGTTTTCAGAGGAATACCCAAAGCCTCTGGTTGCAAACTTCATTGACGTAGCAGCACGTGACCTTGCAGAAGCGAT